CGCAGCCGGTCTCGCCGATCCCGATAGCTGCCCGGCATCACGGCATCCAGCACCACGAGCGCACCGCGTCCGATACCGTGCCGCCGTTCCAACCCCTCGCAGTCGATCCACTCCAATACCGGATCGCGGGTCCAAATGGCGCGGAGGTGGTCGAGGGCGGCGGCGAACTCCCTGGCAATCGACAGTGGTTCACCGTGCCGGGTGAATGCCGTCATGGTCGGTGCGTGAACCAACACCCGCCAGCCATTGAGCTTCGGTTCGACCGCCCACTCGCCCCGCTTGGCAGGGGCCAGTTCCAGCCGCCCACCGTTGAGCGGCCGGGCCGGGAACGTGATCGGGTGGACCGCCGTCATGGCTCGGCCCTCCCGTCGAGTTCCGCGTTCTCGCGTTCCGCTTCCTCGATGCAGTCCGGGCAGTAAAGTCCCGATCCCAACTCGGCGGCCCTATGTGGCTGACCGCAGCCCGTGCATCGGAGCCGGATGTCCCGCATCCATGCATCCTTGCCCGCCGCCAGGGGCAGCAGTTCGGCGGGCACCTGATAGGGGTTCCCCTTCTTGGGCCGAATCTCCGCGAAGCGTTCGCCTTGCGGTGTCCGGACTACCCGGACGGTGGTGGCGCCGAATGTCTGGATCATTCGCCCCCCTTTCCGAGCTTGGTCTTCACCATCGCGATCACCGGGACGATCCGGTCCAGTTCGAGGTTCGTGTCCTGGTCGAATGCCGTGTGCCGGGCGGTGTGGAACTCCTTGGTCGGTTTGATGATCGCTTTTGCGCTCAGGGCGGTGCTGGCGTTGTGGCGGGCGAACAGTTCCTGCAATTCGCCGATCAAGGCTTCGGCCTCCGCCTCCGGGATCTCGTCCCCGTTGATCCGCAGTTCGAACGACTGGCGGAAGTATTGGGCGGCGGCATCACCGGCGATCCGGCTGATTGCCTCGTCATCGTTTGTGCCCTTGTAACGGTTCTGGAACGTCACCAGCACCTCGGTCGATCCTGCCCTGGCGCTCACGCTCGACGGGATGGCCGTCTTGCCCCGGCTGTTGTCGAAGTAGAACTGCTTGGCCATCGAGGTCAGCTCCGCCTTCTCGACGTTCAGCGCCCCCTCGAGCGCCTCGACCTGCCGGCTGTGTTCGGTGATCGACTCGACCAGCTTGGCGACTTCGCCGTCCGGGTCGGGCAGCACCGGGTAATCCTTGCCGGACTTCTCCGACTTTTGGGTGATGCCGCCGAGGTTGAGTTTCTTGATCCCGGTCGGCTTCGCCGCCGCCGGGGTGGTGTCTGTTTTCTTCTCTGTCGTGTTCATGGTTTGTCCTTTCGGTTTGTTTGGTTCAGCGCCCCGACCGTCATGACCGGGGCGAAAGTGGTCATGCGTTGGCCAGCGGGCGGTTGATGCGGATCGTCGCGCCCTTGGCTTTCCCGGCGACGTAGCTCTCGGAATTGACCCGGCGGTTCTGTGACCGGCGGTTGCGGAGCTTCCCGTATTTCTCAGCGACATGGCGGTCGATCACCGCCTTGGCGTCCACGATCATCAGCTCGTATTTGCCGCGCTGGTCGACGGAGTAGGATTCCTCGGCCCGGCGTTTGGCGGCGTTGAGTTCTGCCTTCAGTCCGTCGTGCAACCCCCGGTAGTAGGATTTGCGGTCGGGGTTGATGGTGGTTTTCTTGAACTCGTTCCAACAGCGGAAGAAAGTTTCCCGCAGGAAGTGGAACACGAATACCGCGTATTCGACTTCGGTCGGCGTCCCGATGATGTCCACCGGGGTTTGTTTGTGGCCGTGGAGCAGGATGACCCGGACATTGAAATGGCTCTGGAGCAGGGAGAGGATCAGCAGGTCAGCGGGATTAAGAGTCTTTGGAAGTTCGACCTTGCTGCTGTTGACCGTGAACCCGGAACCGCCTCCCGCCGCTTCGCGTTCCATGCGGAGCATGGCGGAGTCGATGTTGTGGCGGGTCATGATCTCGTGGGCCTTGGCCAGCGCGACCTTCGCCTCGTGTTCGGTGGCCCCGCGTGATTGGTCCGCCAGGCGCAGGAGTTTGCGGACTTTGTCGAGAATGGCGTCGTGATTCATGCCACACCTCCCTTCGCCCGGCGGAGTGCAGCTTGCGCGGTCATGAATGCCTCAAGGTATTGCGGGACATCCCGGTGGCCGGCAGTGGCGAGCAGGAGTTCGATTTTCTCCAGTGCCAGGATGAGGCTGTTGATCTCGTCGTTCAACCGGCGGAAAGCGTCTGCCGGTGTTGGTTTGTCGGTGGAGTTTGGTGTCTTCACATTCAAACTCTGCCCGGTGCCAATGGTGCGTCTATGGCTAAGTGGCCTCGGATAAAAAAAGTGCGATAGACGCTAAGTTGGCATAGTGCCTGACTCACAACTTACATGCCAACATAGCCCGATTGCGGCACTCTATTATTGTGCCAAGTATGATAGATCGGGCACTTGGCATAGTGCCTGTTTGCCTGAATTAGCGTGCCAAGTTAGGAGGCATTACACTTTTTTTCATCGCCTCCACTTAGCTATAGACGTGCCTTGGCACTTAGGCAGAGTCTGGACATGAAGGGGATAGCCAGACAGAAGCCCGACAGAAACACCGCCGAGATCGCCTTTCGCATCCCCGGCGGGGAATGGAAGCGCCGGATATTCCGGCAAGAGCAAACCTCCGGGGTGTTCTGCCGGGGGGCATGGACACTCGACGAGTTCATCGAGCATCTCCTCGATGACGGCGCGAAAATCCGCTGGGGGGACGCGCGATGAAACTGGCTATCTCTAAATACGCGATGGCTCCGCTGCCGGGACCGATTCGTAATCACATTCAACAGTGGAAGGCGAGGCACCGTCGCCGGTTCTTCCACCTCGAAGCTCGGGCGAAGTTCTACACCGCCGAGGACGCCCGCTACACCGCCTACAACATCACCAGTGGCCGGAGCCTCAGCGCTCGGGCCGGAGGCGAGTGGGCCGGGATCGGCGAATTCATGCCGAACAGGGAGTGCCCGTTGCCGCCCGGCAACTGGATGGTGGAGGAAAGCTGGGTCTGCGGCACCCCCTGCCTCGCGGTCTTCTTCAACGACGATTTCACCACGACCGGACCGGCCCCGCTGGCGACCGGCGCGGTCCATCAAAACCAGCCAGCATTGGAGAACAAAACGCCATGAGCGAAAAGACAACCATCGTGTTCCGCAAATTGCGGGACACAAAGAACACCGTGCGGTTCGAGGAGGAAGTCCCTCCCGGAAAACCGCCGGTCATCGGCACCATCTACGTCCAGAAATGGTTTGCCGGTGATACCGAGAAGCTGGCCATCACCATCGACAAGGAGGGCAACTAATATGGACAAGCTCTACTACATCGTCTGTGAGGAAAAGGGCGAAACGCTCTTCGAGGGCAGATTTCAGGGCCGGACCCGCGGGGCGGCCATGAAATTCCTCAAGGAGCAGATCGGGCGGACCGGCCTCAACGGCACGGTTTTCACAATCACGGAGATCCCGGTGCCACTGATCCGCGAGATCGTGGAGGCGATCATGAAAGGCGAAGCGATCTCGACCAGCGCGGCAGCCGCCGCCCCGGTGAAATCCGTCGAAGCGAAACCTGAGAAGGTCGTCCGGTTCGACGCCTTCGAGCGGCAGAACCAACACCCGGTCGAGGAACATCAGTTGGATGACGGCCCGAAGACCAACGGCTCGACCGACTGGAAGGCGGTGAAGCGGTTCTACCGCGACTGCCATAGCCCGAGCAAGACAGCCGGGGAGTTCGGTCTCTCGGTCAACACCGTGAAGGCGAGGATCCGCCGGGAGGGTTGGAAATGACCGCAGTCGAAGCCGAAATCGAACAGGCCAAGCGGCTCGTCGGCTTCACCGTCGAGGGCGTCTGCCACACGGAGGACGGCGAGTCCTTCGGGCTGACGCTCCGGCGGGGGAAGAAGCGGATGAACGTGTGGGTGGACTGTGACCCGGAAGGCAACGGCCCCGGCCATCTCGCCCTCGAGGAGGTCCGGCCATGATCCGCATCGGTCGATACAACCGCTACTGGGCCGTTTGGCGGGGAGTGGAACTGATCGCGGTGACCGTCTATCGCAAGGGAGCCATCGCGGTCGCCGAACTCGCCAGTCGGCTGGAGGCACGGCCATGAGCACGCGCTACAAGTTCTCGACCTATGAGGTTCGGGTCCAGCGGCTCAACGAATGCCCCGGCTCGCTCAAGGTGGATGCGCCAGGTGAAGCACTCACCTACTGGCGGGAGAAAATCACGAAGACCCCTTGGCACGACCCGGAGAAGGAGATGCTGGTGGCGATTCATCTCAACACCCGCTACGTCGCGGTCGGCCACACGATGGTGAGCATCGGCACGATGAACGAATGCACCGCCCATCCGCGCGAGATTTTCCGCCCGGCGGTGGCCACCGGGGCTTACGCCATCATCGTGATGCACAACCATCCATCGGGAGACCCATCCCCGTCGGAGGCCGACACCAGGCTCACCCGGCGACTGGCGGAGGCGTCGAGCATCCTGCAGGTGGGATTGCTCGATCATGTGATCGTCGGGACGCCGGGCGATCACCGGCCCGGATATTTCAGCTTCAAGGAGGCGGGCATTCTATGAGGACACTCCGACGCAAACCGAAGCCTCCCATGCCATCGCCGCTGGCGTGGCGTCCGACCGGCCCCGGCGACCTGATCGGTCACGCTGGCGAAGTCGCCGCATCATTGCTGGCGAAGGCGCGGGCGACAAAAAACAACGGACGGCATCCGATCAAGGTCTTACTCTACGGCCCGCCGGGAGTCGGGAAGACAAGCATCGCGGAAATGCTCGCCGCCGAGTTGGCCGGCAGCCCGTTCGGGATCGAGGACTTCAACGGAAAGCTTGTCGGGATTGAAACCGTGAAGGCATGGATGGGCGGACTCGCCTACGGCAGCCTGTTCGGGGATTTCTCGGTGCGGATCGTGAACGAACTGGACCGCTGCTCGCGGGACGCTCAGGACTTGCTTCTGACCTACCTCGACAAGCTGCCAGCGGGCCGGGCGTTCATCGGCACGAGCAACCTGCAACTCGACCTGCTCACCGAGCGCTTTCAGACCCGGTTCCAGGCGATCAAACTCCGGGCACCCGACACCGACGAAATCGCCAGGTTCCTTTCATCCAAATGGGAGATCGACTCCAAGATCGCCGCCCAGATCGCGGTCGGCAGCGGCGGCTGCGTCCGGGCCGCGCTGGCTGACTTGGAAAACTGGCTTGATGCCGGGAGGTCGGCATGAACGAGTCATCCGAACAGGTGGCAGCAAAGGCCGCTGCGCTCTGGCAGGCGATGGATCGCAACGCACGGCAGGGGGTCCGGTTCGGACTGTTTCCTGCGGAGGTCATGGCCGAAGCGGAGCGGGAGGGCTACGACGGTCGGCTGCTTGCCATCGCGCTGATGGATTGTGCCGAAAAGGACAGAGGGATGATCGGATGAGCACACGACTTCACCGCCTGACCTTCGACACAAAGGGGCGTATCGCGCGGGCCGAGTTCCGCTGCCGGGAGAGCGGCATTCGCCGCCAAGTCCGGGTGGCCGTTGTCTGGAAGGAAGTCGCCGGCGACTGGTGCTGGTTTAAAGCCGGATGGTGCAGTCCGGAGAACTGGCGGCAGATCGTTCCGATGCTGCCCACTATCGAGGGGATTGTTGACAGCTTGCCGCTGGGCGATGGCACGCAAAGAATCTAATGAAGGGGTAACACCCAAAGCGCGGTCACTCGCCAGCGGGGTCGAAGTCTGGTGCAGCTTCGAGAAGTTGGTTCCGGTCGAGGAAATCAATCCCAACCCGCGCAACCCGAACACGCACCCGCAGCGCCAGATCGAGCTCCTGGCCAAGAACATCCAGCACTTCGGCTGGAGGCATCCGATCACGGTTTCCAAACTCTCCGGGTTCATCGTCGCCGGGCACGGGCGGCTGATGGCCGCGAAGCACCTGGGCATCCAAATCGTGCCGGTCGATTTTCAGGACTTCGCCGACGAGAATCAGGAGTTGGCGGTCCTCGTTGCCGACAACCGCCTGGCCGAACTCTCGACGCTCGACCTCAACGAACTCGAAAAGATCGCCGACTCGTGGAAGCGGGAAAACTTCGACACCCTGCTCGCCGGGTTCGAACCGGTCGATCTCGAAGCGTTGCTCAATCCGAAAAACGACGGCCCGAAGGACGACGGCGGCAAGCACGACGAGGAACTCGAAAAGGGTGACGTGACCATCGCCATCGGCCTTTACCGATTCACCGTCACGCAGGAGGCGTTCATTGCCTGGGCGGACGGCATCAAGCAGGAGGCCGGATTCGACAAGGCCAGCGTCGTGAAAGCCATCCGGGAAAGGCTTGCTCTATGAAGATCACGCTCGAATCCCTCGACGCCGTTTCCCCGTCCACCTACAACCCGCGCTCGGCGGACCCGAAGCGGCTCGATGTGATCGAGCTTTCCCTACGGAAGCTCGGGTTCCTTGCTCCGATCTTCGCCGATGCCGATGGCGAGATCCTATCCGGCCACCAGCGCCATCTCGTGGCAACGCGCATGGGCGCGACGAAAATCCCGGTGTTCCGCACCAAGGCAATGCCGCTGAACCAGCGCAAGGCTCTCAACATCGTCTTCAACCGGGCGACCAACGACTTCGATTTCCACTCGACGCCCGGCAAGGTCACAAGAGAACTCGAATCCCTCGACATCGAATCCCTTGCCGTCGCGATCCCGGACAAGGTGGTCGATTCCCCGGAGTTCCTGCGATGCCTTCACCCCGCAGAGGTCGAAGTGAAGGATCTCTGCCGGATCAATGCCGGACGGTGGGTGCAATACGCCCGCAACGTCGCGGCCACACTTTACCGGGCCGGGATTGTGATGCCGATCATCGCGCGAGAGGATGGCATGGTCATCAACGGCATCGGTCGACTGGAAATGCTTGCGGAGAAGGGCGTTGAATCCGCGCCTGTCGTCTATGTCACGGAGGCGGAAGCGGAGTTCGCCCGGGCCATGATGAATTTGCTCTCGATGGATTTCGATGTGCAGACCCGTTACGCCGATCTCCTGCGCTACAACTCGTTCCGGCGGGCACGCCGGGTCCGGGACGAACTCGGCAACGGGTTCATCTTCGCCGTCCACGGATCGAAGACCTGCCACACCTTCGACATCAACAATCCGCGCCAGCGCGCTGCATGGATCAAGGAACATGGCACGAGTGCCCTGGACTTCGGCGCCGGCCATCTTACCGAAACCTTCCTGCTCCGGCAGGCCGGGATCGACTGCACGCCGTTCGAGCCCTACCGGCTGGCCGGCGGGAGCGAGATCAACAAAGCCGAGAGCATCGAACTGACCCGCGCATTCTTGGCCGAGGTCGCGGCGGGCAAGGATTGGACCGCCATTTTCGTCAGCTCCGTGCTCAACTCCGTTCCGTTCGCCGGAGACCGGGAGAAGATCGCCACGATCTGCGCCTCGCTCTGCCGCCCGTTCACCAAGGTCTATGCCTGCGCATCGAGCGCAACGGAAACCGGGTGGCGGCAGGTTCAGGGGAAGGCGTTCATGAACGAGTCCAATGCCGGGAACATCTGTTTCCGCCTCGACTACGAACCGGGCATCCGGTTGGGCGATTTTCAGGACAAACCGAAGGTCCAGAAGTATCACACGGAAAAAGAGTTCTATGCGCTCTTTATCGGCCTCTTCCGCTCTGTCAAAGTAGCGGAAATGAGCAATAACGTCACCGCCATCTGCGCCAGCGCAAGGGCGGTCGATGTCGCCCAGCTCCGTGAAGCCATCGAGTTCGAGTTCGATCTCCCATACCCGGACGGCACGCGGATGGGGCTCGCCGACGAGGCAAAAGCCGCCTTCGGGAAACGACTGGGGGTGGCCTTGTGATCTATCTGCTCGATCTCAATTTTACGCTGGTCGGCAACTCCGCCCCGCACGGGACGCGACCGGAGCCGATGGCCAAACGGATGAAGACGGAGATTTACCGGCAGTGGTTGGTGGAAATGCTCCGACCGCACCGGGTCATCCTGATCACCGCCCGGCCCGACCGGTGGAAGGAGCCGACGATGGCCCGGATCGCGGAACTCACCGGCTGGCAGCCGATGGATGCCTATTTTGACGACGGCGTGACCCGGACGCCCCCGGCCATCAAGCGGCACATCCTGATCGACCTGATCTTCCCGAAGTATGGACGCGGCGACTACTACGCCATCGAGAGCAACCCGAAGACGCGCGACGTGTATGCCTGCTTGGGAATCCCGTCGGTCTGGGTGAACAAAACGGGAAGGGCTCTGAAGGATCACCGGCGGCAGTTCAAGCACTTGCCAACCGATTTGCCGCAGGTCGGGCTCGATCTGGGCGCTTGAGGCGTTGACACCCCGCATCGGGCATGGAGCCCGAAGCAACGTCCACCAGCCAATCCGACAATCGCGACCACGTCCTCCCCGAAGGCAAATGGCAGTTCGATGCCGAAGTCACCGATGTCTTCGACGAAATGCTCCGGCGTTCGATTCCGCAGTATGACGTGATGCGGAAGGCGGTGTTCGAGATCGCGACCTGCTTCGCCAAGGAAAAGACCGCCATCGTGGATCTCGGCTGCTCGCGCGGCGATGCGCTCGATCCGCTCATCAGCAAGTATGGCGCATACAACCGGTTCGTCGGTGTGGAAGTCAGCCAACCAATGCTCGATGCCGCACGGAAACGCTTCCAAGGATACATCGACTGCGGCGTGGTCTCCATCCGCGAGATGGATCTCCGGCACCAGTTTCCGCCGGAACGCGCCAGCGTGATCCTCTCGGTGCTCACGCTCCAGTTCACTCCCATCGAATACAGGCTCAAGATCGTCCGGGAAGCGTTCAACTCGCTGATCCCCGGTGGTGCGCTGATCCTCGTGGAAAAGGTTCTCGGAGCGAGCGCCGACCTCGATGCCATGCTGGTCGATCTCTACTACGGCATGAAGCGGGACAACGGCTACAGCCAGGAGGAAATCGACCGCAAACGCATGTCGCTCGAAGGTGTCCTCGTGCCGGTCACGGCCGCATGGAACGAGCAACTTCTCCACCAGTGCGGCTTCTCGGAAGTGGACTGCTTCTGGCGCTACCTGAATTTTTCTGGATGGGTCGCGGTGAAGGCGTAGCACGTTGACGCCAGCCTTCCGGCATGGACCAGCCGGAAATCTCCGCCGAACTCGCGGGCAAGATCCTCGACGCCGACTTTCAGAACATCGTGAAGAAGGTCGCGGCGGGAAAACCGCTGACCGTGGCCGAGCGGGCACGGATCGAAGCGCGCGCCGCCGGCAGCACCGACAGCACCGCCTACGCGAAAAACCTCGTCGAACTAGCTTCCCTGCTGGGCGTCACCCGGCGGACCCTCAACTCATGGCAGAAGCTCGACGGCGCGCCGAAAGCCGCTTCCAACGGACTGTGGTCCGTGGCCGACTGGCGGGAGTTCGTCCGGGTGCGCGGATTCAAGGGCACGACCAAGCCCGCCCCGCACAACGAGGAGGCGCTCAAGGCGCGAAAACTCCTGGCGGAGGTCGAGGAGAGGGAGATCAAGGTCGCGATCAAGAAGGGCGATTACATCCGGGTCGAGGATGTCCGCTCCGAGTGGATCGGGCTGGTCGCTCAGGCAACGGCGATCCTCCGGGCCAAATTTGAAAATGAATTGCCGCCCGTGCTCTCCGGCCTCGATGCAACCGGCATCCAAGCGGAGTGCCGCAAGGCCATCGACGAGGTGCTTCGTGCGCTTCACCAATCATGAAAGTTCTGCGGGACATCTGGCGCGACGCATGGCAGCCGCCCGACCGCCGCCCCGTTTGGCAATGGGCGGAGGATCACATCACCTCGATCCCGTATTCGCCGACGCCGGGCCGGTTCCGCATCGCCAACTCCCCGCAAATCCGCGAGGTCATGGAAGCGGTCATCGACCCGAAAATCCGCCTGGTGTCGATCATCGCCAGCGTCCAGTCCGCGAAGACGATGGCCCCGGAGATCACGCTCTCCTACATCATCGCCAATCTGCCGGGGCCGACCCTGTGGCTCGACCAGACGGACGAGGATGCCAAAGACCAGTCGGAATCCCGGCTCCAGAAACTCTTCGAGGAATGCGAGCCGGTGCGGCGGTTGCTGCCGACCGGCGTGAACCGGCACAAGCGCCGGAACCACACGATCCATTTCGCCAACGGGATGACGCTCTGGATTCTCGGGGCGCACAACAAAACCAACCTCCAGCGGCGCTCAATCCGCTGGCTCATCGGCGACGAAACATGGCGCTGGCCGGTCGGGCACATGGCCGAGGCCGAGGCCCGCGTCACGGCGTTCGGCTGGCTGGGCAAGTGCGTGTTCATGAGCCAGGGCGGCGAGGAGGACGACGACACGCATCGGAAATTCCTTACCACCGACCAGCGGGAGTGGACGTTCACCTGTCCGAAGTGCGGGCATCGCCAGCCGTTCAAATGGGAATGCGTCGAGTGGAGCAAGTCTGCCCGGGATGAACATGGGGAATGGGATTTTGCGGAGGTGAACCGCACTGCCGCTCTCCGGTGCGAGTCCTGCAACCATTACTTCGAGGATTCCGACCGAACCCGACGGGAACTCAATGCCACCGGGAAGTTTGTTCCGATGAACCCGAAAGCCGCGAAGGAATCGGTCGGATTTCACTGGAATGCCCTCTGCGCCATGAGCTGGGGCAAGCTCGCCGAACTCTATCTCCGGGCCAAGCACGCCGCCCGCAAAGGGGATGCATCGCTTCTGCAACAGTTTTACCAGAAGCGGCTCGGCCTGCCTTGGCGCGAATACGTCGAGGATTACAAACTGGAGATCGTCCGCTCCGGCTACCACAAGGGCGAATCATGGGAAGACACCGCCGGGGTGGATGCGCGCGGCCGGATCGTGGGAGCACCCTACGAGCCAGGCGAAGTCGCCACCCAACTCGTGATCCTGACCGTGGACGTGCAGATGGATCATTTCTTTGCCGTCATCAGGGCATGGAGCGCAAACGGCTCCTCCCGGCTGGTGTGGAACGAGCGCATCCTCTCCTGGCACGACATCGACGCATTGCAGGAACGCTTCGGCATTCACCCGAGCCTCGTGTTCCTCGACGCCGGCCACGCGACCTACGACGTTTATCGGGAATGCTCCGGGAGGGGCTGGATCGCGCTGATCGGCGACCGACGCGCGACGTTCGTTCACCGCGTGCGCGAAGGCCGCTCCATCCAGCGATTCTATTCCCCACGCCGCAAGGTCGTGATCGCGCACAACCGCCATTGTTTCGTCCACTACTGGTCGAACCTGAACATCAAGGACACGCTCGCCCGGTTGCGGCGAAACCAAGACCCGGAACGAGGGGCGACGTGGGAGGTTCCCGACGACATCGACGACGATTACCTCGCCCAGATGGAGGGTGAACAGCGGGTGAAAGAAAAGGGTGTCTGGTATTGGAAGCAGATCGGGAGCCGCCCGAATCATTACTTCGATTGCGAGGCGATGCAGGCCGCCGCGGCGACAATGCTCAAAATTGTCGGCAGGGAATCGGTGCCGGAGTCCTGCCCGGTTGACGCGCCGCCGGAGGCGTGAAAGCACTCTCGCTCCTCGCGGTTCTCTCCCTCTCCGGCTGCGCCACGGCCATCATCGAGCGCCCGAATCCATCAGGCGGACCTCCGCTGACCGCGTTCGTGAGCAGCTCGAACGCTGACGAGATTACGTTCACGGCGGCCAGCGGCGCGACCGTGACCGTCCGCAAGCTCGACAATTCCACAGGCCCGAAAGAGGCGATCCGCGTCTGGAGCATCTTCGATCTCGGGCGGAAGATCACCGACGTCGTCGGAGGGCTGGCCGGCAGCGCAATTGACACGTTCGCGGGGGAGCAATGAAAACCATCCTCCAATTCGCGTTCGCCGCTTTGGCCCGGCTCGACATGGCCACCCTCCGCAACATCTGGGCCACCATCGAGCGGCTGGTCTCCGGGTTCGAGCTGGCGAAGTTCAAAGACGGCTCGATGACGGGCACTCAGAAGCTCGAATACGTCCTCGAACGTGTCGGCAACCTGATCCCCGAAAACCGCAAGGAGATCGGCACCCAGATCATCCGGGCCATCGTCGAGATCGTGCTCATCGGCCTCCGGCTGAAAGGCGGTGCGAAGTGAAATTCTCCAAGGTTGAAATTCTCCTCATCGCGGGTGCGGCCATCAACGCTCTCGCCGAACTCTCCGACCTGCTGCCGGTCAGCGTGAGCGGCAAGGTCACCGCTGCGCTCTTCGCGTTGTGGGCGATGTTGCGATTCATCCTTCGCTTCCTGCAAGCCTCCCCGGCTTCGCTCCGGGAGATCGAAGACCTCCGTGGTGAACTTCGCGGGCGGGTCGATGAAATCCAAGCGAAGCGGGCGGAACCCGCAGATCCACGCAAATGAAGCCCGAGGCATCCATCGAGAGCCCGCGCTTCGGTCGCGCGCTCGATTTTGTTCTGAAATGGGAAACGGTATTCGACCGGAAAGGAAACCCGGTCGCGGAGAACGATCCCGACGATCCCGGCGGCCTGACCAAGTTCGGCATCGACCAGCGTTCGCACCCCCATCTGGACATCCGGAAGCTGACCAAGGCCGATGCCGCCGCGATCTATCACCGGGATTACTGGCTCCCGGTCCGCGCTCATGAATTGCCGATCCCGGTCGGGGAAGTCGTCTTCGACATCGCGGTGAACAACGGCAAGGCCCGCGCGGCGAAATGGCTGCAGGAGGTGCTGGGCGTCAAGGCCGACGGCTTTATCGGCCCGGTGACGCTCAAAGCCGCAGGCGAGACGGACGCGGAAGCGCTCGCCGCCAAGCTAGTCGCGCGCCGCGCCACGTTCTACCGGAATATCGCCAAGGGCCGAAAAGCGAAGTTCCTCAAAGGCTGGCTCAACCGCAACACGGCATTGCGCGACTTCACCGCCGCAGCCTGAACCAATGTTCTCGATGTTCCATTTTCTCGCCAGGTGGCGGAAACCGCAGAGGGAGACGGTCATCTCCCAAATCCAACAACTGGAGGAAACGATCATGGCTAAACTCGCCGAAATCGCCTCCCGGCTCGAAGCGGTGGATGCGACGCTCAAGAAAGCGTCGGCTGAAATCGTGACCGAGATCGGGAACCTCCGTGAAGCACTGGCGGACGTCGAACTGCCCGCGCAAGCTGAGACGGCCCTCGCGGCCATCGAAGCGAGCGCCAAGCAGCTCGACGACATCGTCCCGGACGCGGTCCCCGCGCCGGACGCCCCGCCCACGCCCACGGAGTAAAGCTGCCCGCATCCGGTTCGAACCCGGGTGCGGGTCCTCCGATTGACATGGTGCGCGGAGGCATGATCCGCCTGCTGCTTGCCGTTCTCGTCCTCTCCTGTTCGGGATGCGCGTCCGTCCGGGACGCGTGGACCGCATACCAAATAGATCGCGCCATGAATCGCCCGTTCGATCCCCGCTGGCTGGAAACAGAGTAACCGTGTCATGGCCTGCGGACTATTCACCACCGGATTCACCGTCGCCGAGGTGCTCGCCATCCAGGCAAAGGCGAAGCAGATGCTCATGGATGGCAAGACCGTGATGTCGTGGGGCGACAGCGGGTCGTCCGTCACGAAACAATTCCCCATGCAAGTGCAGGACGTGCTTGAAGAATGCGCCCACGCGCTGCGCGTCCTCGATCCGGCGACCTTCGGGCCGCGACGGACCACCGCCGTTTCCGGCGTCACCGGCTACCTCCCGAAATGAACCGGTTTCTTGCCACTATCAGCAGGCTCTTGCCCAGCGCCTGGTTCGGCCCCTACGAATCGGCCAACCCGTCGCCCCGGCGCGGTCGCGTTCCTGGCTCGGCCCCGCGCGACGCGAAGCTCGATCTGACGCCCGGCATCCGCTCGGAGCTTGTCCGTCGCTCCCGTTACCTGCAAAAGAACTCGGGGTTCGTCCGCGAGCTGGTCGGCAACATGGCGATCTACTCGACCGGCGACGGGATCAAGCCGCAGGCCCAATCGCCCGATCAGGAATGGAACCGTGCCGCCGAGGAACATTTCGCCAACTGGTCGGCGCGATGCGAGGTCACGGGCCGGTTCTCGTTCGAGGAATGCCAGAGCCTTGTTTGCCGCGGGATCGACGTGGATGGCGAATACTTCATCCATAAAACCCGAGACCCGCTCGGTCGTCCGGCGCTCCAGTTGATCGAGGCGCACAGGATTGGCGACGAGGCCGGAGGCGCCGAAACCGTGGACGGCATCGGGCTCGACGCGGTGGGAGCGCCCGTTTTTTACCGTTTGCTCCTCGACGACGGCACGCACCGCGATCTGTTGGCCTCTGGCGTCCTGCATGTGTTCGAGCCGGAATCGGTTTCCGCCGTGCGCAACCCGGCCACGATCCAGCATTCGATCAATCACATCCTCGACGAGATCGAATTGCTTGCACTGGAGAAACATGCGGTGAAGGACAACGCCGACGTGGCCCGCGTGCTCAAGACCGCGCGGGGCGAGGCGGATGGCGACGGGGATTTCTCACTCGGCTCGGGAACGGCGGGCGGTCAGGAAGCCAGCGACCCGGCGGCGCTCCAGAGGATCGTCGGCGGCAAGCTCGTAGCACTAAAGCCCGACGAATCGCTCGACAGCTTCCAGTCCAATCGTCCCAGCCCGACGTTCACCGGGTTCCTCGAACATCTCCGCCGCGATTCCGCGCTCGGCGTGTTGCCGTTCGAGTTCGCTGCCGACTCCTCAAAGATCGGAGGCGCGGGGGTGCGGCTCGTGGTGGCCAAGGCAGACCGCCGATTTTCATTCCGCCAACTCATCCTGATCCAGCGGTTCATCCGCCCGGTCTGGGCCTTCGTGATCGCCGATGCAATCCGGACCGGCGCGCTGCCGTTCGTGAAGAACTGGCACCGGGTGAGCGCGACGACCCCACGCCGGATCACGGTCGATGCGGGCCGCGAAGCCCAGCAGAACCGGGCAGACGTGGAGATGGGACTCAAGACGCTGAGCGAACACTTCGCGGAACAGGGTATGGATTTCGAGGAGGAGATGCGGATCAGGGCGCAGAACGCCCGACGCATCCTCGATCTCGCCGCCGAATACAGCATCCCGCTCGAAATGCTCTGGCGGCCGGGCGGCGGGACCAATGCCACGCCTGTCGTTGGTGAATCGGAAGACGCGCCCTCCTCCGGTGGCGTCCGACAGGGCGGTTGATTGACATCGCGCACGGGTTTGTGAAACCCGCCGAAGTCCTTTTTCTCAAACAACCCTGGCTCATCACACCGGAGGCACACGCCGCGATGGTGGCTGCGTCCCGCTCGTTCTTGGACGCGGCACCGGCACGGATCGCGCCCGAGGCGGAATCTCCGCTTCTGGGCATCGAGGATGGCATCGGGGTGATCGCGATCAGCGGCCCGATCATCCGCAAACCCGGTCTTATTGCGCAGATCCTGTTCGGTGCGACGGATACCGATGAACTCATCGCAGCGGTTGCCGAGGCGGGAGAACGCCCCGATGTCTCGGCGGTCCTGCTCGACATCGACAGCCCCGGCGGGAGCGTGAACGGCACGCCCGAGTTGGCCCAGGCCGTGGCCGACCTTTCGAGACTGAAATACGTCTATGCGTTCAGCGCGGGCCAGATGTGCAGCGCCGCTTATTGGATCGCATCCCAGTGCGATGCCATCTACGCCACGCCGAGCGCACGGGTCGGCTCCATTGGCGTGATCCTTCCGGTGATCGACTCGAGCGAGGCGATGCGCAGCGAGGGAATCAAGGTCGAGGTGTTCGCCGCAGGAAAATACAAGAGCGCGGGAACGCCCGGCGTGCCGCTCACCGACGACCAGAGGGAGTGGCTCCAGTCCGATGTCGAGGAAATCGCCGCCGACTTTCATGCGGCGGTGCTCGCGCGAGGGCGGAAGATCCCGGCGGAAGCGATGGAAGGCCAGACGTTTTCCGCCAGGAAAGCGATGCGGTTCAACCTCGCGGGGATGGCCAAAAACCGGGACGAAGTGCTCGGGCGGTTGCGTTCGCTGCACGTTCGGAGCGCCGCTCCGTCAGCCCGTGCGGTTGACACGGGAACTGGGGGCGAGATGAAAACCCTCGACCAGGAACTCGAAGAGGCGCGGCTGCAAATCGCGCAGATGGAAACCGCGCACGCCGCAGCGCTCGATGCCGCCAAGGCCGACCTCCAAACCCGCACCGACGATGCAGCGGCCAAAGTCACAAAGCTCGAAGCCGACGCGCAGGCCCGCGAAGCGCTCCTTTCCGAAGCCGCGACCAAGGCGGAATCGCTGAACGCCGAACTCGCCGAGGCGAAGGCCGGGCGCGAGCGGCTCGAAGCCGATCTGATCGGTGCCCGCCAGAGCATCGAATCGCTCACCGGCCAGAAGGCGGAGAGCGAGGCACAGCTCGCGACGCTCACCACACGCAACAAAGACCTCGAAGCCCGCGAGCAGGACATCGAGACCCGCGCCTCGAAACGCGCCGTCGAAATTGTCGCTTCCACCGGGACGCACGCTCCAGCCCCGGTCACGCCCAAGGGCGACCGTCAGACCGAAGACCTCGTCGCCCGGTTCAGGGCGATCTGCGACCCGAAAGAACAAACCCTTTTCTGGCGGTCCCTCACCGCCCAGCAGCAGGCCCAGATCCTCTCCAGCACCGCCAACCAGTAACACGCTATGCCCAACACACTCACCAACGCCAAAGACATCAAGGTCGCCCAAGCGGCTCTCCAGCCGTTCATGGCGACGCTCCTGCCCATGCGGGCGTTCTCGTCCAACTTCTCGCCGGAGCCCGCCGACAAGCTCGATACGGTTCGGGTGCCAATCGTCGGAGCACCTTCCGCCGCGAGCGACTTTGCCGGGAGCTACACGGCGAATGCCGATTCGACCATCGACGTCGCTCCGGTCACGCTCAACCGGCACAAGTTCAAGACCGTCCACGTCACCGCCCGCGAGGCGGCCGAGACGGCGCTCAACGTGCTCGAGGCGCTCGTGGCCAGCGCCGTCAAACAGCTCGCGCAGGACGTGCTCCAAGACATCTTCTCGGAGGTCACCCAGGAGAACTACGGCGCGCCGGCCATCCCGGCGCTCGCGTCCACCGCGTTCGATTACAAAAAGGTGCTCGGGGTCCGCGAAGCCTGCGCGGGAGCCAAGATGCCTGTGGGCGACCGTGCGCTTGTGCTCGACGGGGCCTACTTCACCAATTTGCTCGGTGACGACATCGTGGCCAAGAGCTTCGTGACGCCAATCGCGCAACCCAGCGTGGTCGAAGGACTCATCCGCCGTCTGGCCGGGTTCGACGTTTACGAAACCTCGATCCTGCCGGAGAACAACGAGAAGCTGGTCGGGTTCGCCGCGCACCCGAGCTGCCTCGCGGTGGCCATGCGCTACTTGCAGCCGGTGGCCGACTACGACGAGGCGGGCGCGGTGACCGATCCGGATACCGGACTCACCTTCGGTTACCTCCGCTACACCGAGACCAGCAGCAACCGCATCTTCGTGACCGTGGAGTGCCTCTACGGTTTCAAGGTCGCCATCAAGAACGGCCTGAAGCGGATCGTCAAAGGCAACGCCTCGTAACCTCAAACCGACAACCACACCATGATTCCATTCGCAAAAACCGGCGACGCCGGAACGACTCTCAGCCACGCAGTCATCCCCGCTGGAGGGCGGGACCGGGTCCGCGTCCAATACATCAGCGCGACCTCCGACAAAGCGGCCTCGCTGCTCACTTTCCGCTCCGCATCCGAGACGGCAGGCGTGCTCGCCGCCAGCGCGTCCAACCAGAAAGTGATCGGTGCCGCGCCTTACGCGGGAGCGGCGCAGAACGACGTGGTTGTTCTTCTGAGCAAGGCCACCGGCCAGGCGATCCGGGGCGTGGTCGATGCCGTGGACGCCGTGGCGAAAACCATCACCCTCAAAGCCAACCTCGGGCTCGCGCTCGCCCCCGGCGACACCGTCCACCTGATGGCGGCGAAAGGCCAAATCCCGGTTGGCGCGGCGACCAAGGAGGCGAACGCCCCGACGGTATTTGCCGCTCTCGAAGGCCCGGTGCTGGTCGAACTCGACGGCACCGCCGCTTGTCGGATCAATCTCGTGGCGGGGGAGTATTTCTGATTTTGCCCTCCCGGCCCGCCGACAACCCCCGCATCGGAAACGGTGCGGGGGTTTGTTCTTATCCCGGCAGCGCGGCAGCTATCTCCCGGCGGAAATCATCCATTCGCTCCAGTATCCTTGGATCGGTGTCGCCCCGTTCGCAGGATTCCTTCGCGAGCGAATAGGCGTGATCCATCAGAATTCGCGCCGCTTGAAATCTCTCGGCGGCAAAACAAACGCGTGCCCAGCCCTCATATCCATCGCAATGGCCGGGTTGTGAAAGGACGAGCTTCTGAAACGTGTTTTCTGCCAGGCCGGTTTTTCCTTCTTTGAGCGCGGCCATCCCGCGATCCCGCCATTCCAAGTCGTCCTCCCAGTGGGCGCGGATCTTCGGATGCCTCTTGCGGGCCAACCGAACGAACTCGCTGATTTCTGTGAATGCATCCACGACTGCGGGACGTTGACACGGTCCGCCGGGCATGTCGATTCAGGAC